AGGGGGGGGGGCTTCGGCCTCCCTCCTCTTTTTTGGGAACGAATACTATGGCTCGCAAAACCACTAAGACCGCTACGAATACGCTTGGCATCGTCGCCGATACCTCAGAACAGGAAGTCGCGAAGGCCTCCGGCGCCTCGGGGGACGACGTCATCTATATCGCGTGCGGCATGCCTCTCGGCATCATCTTCGACGATGTGGACAATGGGAACGGCGGCACGAAGGTCGTTGAATTTCCGGGCGTGAACCACGCCCTCCGCGGAAAGACGAAGGGCATTCTCCTCGGCCGCGGCAATGCCGTCCTCGTCTCCGTCGCGCGCAAGGACTGGGAAGACATCAAGCGCAAGCACGGAAAGGAGCGCGCCTTCACTGCCATGCCGCCGCTCCTTTGGGAGATGAGGTCTGAGAAGGACTTCAAGGCGCGGCGCGACGAGATCGCAGAAATGAAGACTGGCGTTGAGCCGGTCGATCCGAAGAGCGTTGGCGTTGAAGAAGTGAAGCGAAGCGAGGTCTAGAGATGGACGTAGAGCTTGACATTGAAGAGTTTCGTAAGTGGTTCCCGGGGTTGACGGAAGAGGCCATTTCCGATGCCGTGCTTGACGTGCTTTGGCAGCAGGTGTGCGCGCTCCTCGGAAACACGGACGCGACGAGCTTCGCGCCGTACGCCCCGGACGCGACGCCGCCAGTGCTCGAGCGCAAGGTCTTGCTCTACTACGCGCTCTGCCACTTCGCCACGCTCGCGACCCGGGGCGATCAGCCGGGCCGCGTCGCAAGCGCATCCGAAGGCTCCGTCTCGACGAGCTTCGACCTAATCAAGAGCGACTCGCAGACGGCGCAGTGGTGGACGCAGACTCCCTGCGGTGCGACCTATTGGATGATGACGATGAAGTACCGCCGAGGCGGCCGTCTTTACTTCTCCTCGCACTACCACCCCTGGGGCTGACATGGGCATGAAGCTGAATGCCGCGGGGCTCACGGCGCGCTTGGGCAAGCGCTATGCGGGGCTCGTCAACCCTGGCGTGAGCCACGTCGAGGTGGGCGTCGCCGACGCCAGCATCGCACCATATGCAACGTACGTCGAGTACGGCTGGGTGCAGCGCGTGACGGGGAAGCAGTCGCTTTTTCTGAGCAATGCGATCGGCAAGCCCGTCCCCCGTCGAGAAGACGGGAAGCCCAACTTTCAGGCGGCCGCCATCAAGCCGGGCATGGCGCTCGTCAATCCTCCCAGGCCTTTCCTGCGAGGCACGATGGCCGCCGAGGCGCCGAAGTGGCGCGAGACGGCGAAGAAGGCTCTGCACAAGACGCTGGACAAGGAAAAGGCGCTCGCCATTCTCGGCAGGCAGGCCGCAGATGACGTCCGCATGACGATCACGAGCGGCGGGACTAGCAAAGAAAAGTTCCCAGAGCGCTCGTCGCTCACGCTGGAGCTCTACCGGCAGAGGGCGGAATCCAAGGGCCGTAAGAGCAAGGGCGGCGGGAACCTTTCGACAGCGAAACCGCTCGTCTTGACGGGCAAGCTCCTCAACTCTATCGGGTATGAAGTGAAATGAGTTCAGACGCAGGATCTCTAGGAATGGCCTTCCGGTGCGGCGTCGCGTTTGCCGCCGGGGCCCGATTTTCAGTGGGGCTCCGCTTCGTTAGTGAAGACGAGGACCTGAAATACCGAACGGCAGACAACGGAAACGTCATCGCGATCAAGGATGGCGAGGTTGTCGGAGGCGCGGGGGCTAGCGTCGGGCCGGACAAGATCCCGTCCTTCGAGTTCTTCTCCGCATCGGAAGAGCAAAAAGGCGAAGGGTTCACCAAGAGGGTCCGACAGTATGTCGAGACCTACGTCAGGGACAAGGTGGAGGCACAGCGGCATCCGAAAGGAATGCCGGACGACTGCGAGCGCATAGTCATGGGGCCGAAGCAAATCCGAGAGCTGACGTCGTTGAAGACGCGAGCCCCTTCTATGAGCTTCTTGAAGTTCGGGTCTCGTAGATACAAAGAAGCCCCGCAGCGACGTCCCTGCTCCCGAAGCAGGGGCCTTGCGGGGCCATCAACGGAGGCTCAACACCATCCGGCTATCTTTGTTGAGAACAACTTACATCAAAAGATCACTTGAGTAAAGAGGTTTCCGGCATGGGACTGAATCTTCATCGCATCGTACGGGGCGCGATCAACGCCGCGCACCCGGATGAGGAGGTGCAGATCATGCACTCCGAAGGGTCCGTCCCGGACGAGCAAGGCTTTGCCAGGCCGCTGTTCTCCCGCATCACGGGGGTTATGGCTCAGGTGCAGAGCGAGGGAGACGCCGCGCTCTTCCACGCGGACAAGGCGGGCGCGAACTCGATTGTTAGGAGGTTCTACCTCTTCACTCCGAAGGCCTTCGCCGATCAGCCGGCCGGCATCTTCCGGCCGCTATCTCGCGCGGGTGACTACATCATCCGCAAGGACGGGACGGTCTGGGCTGTCGACGCGGTCATTGACAACTTCGCGGGTGTGAACTGGTTGTGCGTCCGCGCGACGCTACAGGTCCAGCCGCCAAAGGGGATTGAATGGGCATGATGATGCAAAGCCCGCCGACGACTGCGGAGCTTCTCTCGTATGCGTCCGTCTACAAAGCGGTCCGCGACTTTGAGATCCTCGTCATGCAGCCGCCGATCGAAGCTAGCCATGTGCTAGCGGGTAATCAGAATAACATTACTCTGCCGCCCGACCGAGAGTACGTAATCAACTCAGTCGTGAGTCATCGAGAGATCGGCACGCCCGTCGAGTCATACGAGTGGGATGAGGAGGCGCAGGCGATGCGCGTCGTGATCTCCCGCCTGGTCGAGATGGTGATGCAGGTCGACGCCTACAGCGATGCAGTGGAGACGGCCCGCATGAGGGCGGAGTGTGTGGCGACGGTGGCAAGGTCCACGCCAGCGTGCGACTTCTTCCGGAAGTACGGCATTTCGTCGCTCTATGCGGACGACGTGAGGAATACAACGACTGTTGTCGACGAGGATCAGTTTGTCCAGCGCTGGACGACGTCACTGCACTTGACCTACACGCACAAGGTCCGGCTCGACGTGGATAGCATCAGCGCGGTCACCGTCGGCGTGCAGAACGTCGACGTCCGTTTCCCGCAAAACTAACTTTTTTACGGACCGCCATGCGCGGCCATCATTGGAGGAATCATGTCACTTCCTGCTTCGCGGATCGTCCAGGTGAGTCCGCGCGTCATCAGCGGCGGCGCCAAAGATCTGGAAACGAACGGCTTGCTCTTCACGAAGAGCGCGCTCCTTCCGGCCGACCAGCTCGCCATGGCCTTCTCTTCAGCTTCTGCGGTCTCCGCGCTCTTCGGCCCCGAAGCTGAGGAGACGAAGTTCGCTCAGCAGTATTTCACCGGCGTGCAGAATCAGCAGTCGACGCCGAAGAGCCTCGTCATCGCCCGCCGCGTCGACGAAGCGGTTGCGGCGTGGATCCGCGGTGGCAAGCTGGGCGTCACGCTCGCAAAGCTCAAGGCCGTCACTGACGGCGCGCTCAAGATCACGGTTGACGGCGTCGAGAAGACGGCGGCGGCCGTTGACCTCTCCGGAGCTACCTCGCTTTCCGCTGTCGCGCAGACGGTCGCGACGGCCATTACGGGCGTGACCGGATCCTACGATAGCAACACGAACTCCTTTACCTTCACGTCTTCGACGACGGGTGCGGACTCGACGATCGGCTACGCCTCCGCGGGCGACAGCGGCACGGATCTCAGCGCGATGCTTGGCCTCACGCAGGCTGGCGGAGCGGTGCTCTCTCAGGGCGCCGCCGCCATGAACGAAAAGGCGAATCTCGACGCGGTCTGCGAAGTCACGCGGAACTGGGTCGGCTTCACGACGCTCTGGCAGGGGGATCTCGAAGAGATCGAGGCCCTCGCCGCGTGGGCGGACGTCTATGACGACTTCGTCTACTTCCCCTGGTCGAGCGACGAAAAGCTCACGAACGCCCTAACGGCGTCCTCGAGCCCGCTCGCGCAGATCGTGGACAAGTATGACGTGGTCGCTCCGCTCTACTCCCCCGACTGGCGCCTCGCCGCTATGGCGATGGCCTGCGGCGCCTCCATCGCGTGGACCAGAACTCAGGGCATGAAGACGTGGTTCGCCAAGTACGCCTCCGGAATCGCGCCGAACGTCTTGGACGAAGCCTCCGCCGACGCCCTCGAAGCGAACCGCATCAACTTCGTCGGCAAGTACGCGACGCGGAACGATAATTTCCAGTTCTTCAACCGCGGCACGCTCTCGAGCGACTATTACGGCTTTGTTGACGTGCTATACGGAAGCATTTTTCTGCGCTCTGCAATCCAGACGAGCTGCATGAGCGGCTTCAAGAGCATCAATCGCGTCCCGTACAACGCCCGCGGCGAGGCGCTGATCCGTGCGTGGTGCCAGGATCCGATCAATCGGTGCCTTGACAGCGGCGTCATCGATGCGGGGCTCGAGCTCAATGAGTCTCAGCAGGCGCAGATCATGCAGGAGCTCGGTGACGACGGGCAGGACGCTATTCAGGCCATCGTTTCGAAGGGCTACTGGATCGGCGTGGACCTCCCGGACGCGGCCGGTCGCGCGAATCGCGAGGCGCCGAATGTGACGATCCTGTATGCGTACGCAGGCGCTGTCCAGAGTCTGCAGTGCGCCGCGACCACCGTGATCTAATGTCGCGAAATCGGTGAAAATTCATAGGCCCCGGCTTCGGTCGGGGTCTATCTTTTGAGAGTGAAAAATGGCAACTTCAAACTTCGACGTGACCTCTGCGAATGCGCAGCTCGTCTTGACGGTCGATCAGCTCTTCCCGAGCGGCATCGAGCTTCAGCACTTCAGCGCAGACGGCATCTTCTCGAGCGACGCGATCGAGATGACGGAAACCCGCCGCTCGGTGGACGGCCGCATGGTCGCGGGCGTCATCAAGAACATCTCGAGCGTCTCGATCGTGCTCGAAGCGGCTTCGCCTTCGGTCGCTAGTCTCGAGTACCTGCGCGACTGCATGGAAGCGAACAACACGCCGTACGAATGCACGCTGACGTGCTTCATCCCGTCGCTCGGCGTCACGCGAACCTTCGTCAAGGGCGTGCTCAAGAGCGCGCCTCCGATCAGCGCCGCCCAGCGCACCATGCAGCCCACGCAGTGGGGCTTCGACTTCGAGCGCGTGCAGTAAGGAGCTGAGATGGACGAGATCAAGATCCAAGACGGCGCGACCGAAAAGCGCTTCACCATCACGAAGATGAGCGCGTATCAGGCGGAGCAGTGGCTCTACCGCGCGGCTTTCGCACTTGGGCGCGGTGTGGACGACATCCAGCAGGTTTTCAGCGGCGATCCGCAGACGCTTCTGCGCTCGATCCTGAGCGTGCCCTATGAGAGTGCAAAGCCGCTCCTCGACGACCTGCTCTCCTGCTGCACCCTTGTGCAGGGCAACGCCCTTCGTCGGCTGACGTCGGCTGAGGCGTGCTCGGCGATCGAGAGCCCGCTCACGCTCACGAAACTCCGTGTTGAATCCCTGAAGGCCAACTTCGGTTTTTTCTTCGATGGAGACGCCTTGAGCTCCCTTATGCCGCAAAGTACCGAAACGCCTGCCTAAAAGTAACTGGCGTTGCGGGCTTTGCCAATGTCCCGCGGGTCTGCGGCGCGCTCATCGCCGCGGACCTCGCGAGCATGGTGGATCTTAAGGAGCGGCTGACGCTCGAGGAGGCCTATGAGCTTCTGGAGGTCTTGGAAGTCCGCAATTACCACTCGTGGCTCGCCGCCCAGAGGCTAGAGAAAGAAAATGGCTAACGCTATCGACAAACTTGTTATCTCGCTAGGCTTTGACAGCGTCGAGCTCAACGAGGGCCTGCGCAAGGCCTCCGGCGCGATCGCCGACTTCGGCAAGCGCGTGGAGCTCGACGGCCGCGCGCTGGACCGCCTCGCGGCGACGGCTTCGAAGACGGGCCTGATGATGGGCGGCGTCTCGGACGAGGTGGCTGAGCGCGTCATGTCGATCGGCACGGCCGGACAAAAGACCTCGCTTGTCATGGGCCGGGCGATGGACGGCATCTCCGCTCGTGTCGGCAAGGTTGGGGCGCTTCTGAAGACCGCCCTGGGGCCCGTGCTCGCAGTCTTCGCGGGCGGGAAGATCTTCAGCGGCCTCTCGCAGATGGGCGAGAGCCTCGACGTGCTGAGCGAGCGCACGGGCGTCGCCGTGGACAAAATCGACGCATGGGCCAAGGCGAACCGGGACGCAGGTGGCTCTGAGGAGGCTTTCAAGTCCGCGCTCGAGAACTGGACGGTCGAGAAGGGCCGCTCTGCAGACGACTTCTTCCGCATGGGTGAGGCCGTCAAGGGCATGAGCCAGCAGCAGGCCGCCTACTTTATGCGGGCGATGGGCCTGAGCCAAGACGCCGCGGCGGTCTTCACGAAGTTCACGGACAAGGCGTCGTCCGCCGCCAAGGCCTACGAAGGCATGGCGATGACCAGCGAGCAGGCCAAGGCCGCGCGCGAGATGAACATCCGCTGGCGCCAGTTCACCGATCAGGCGCAGGCCCTCGGGAATGTGCTTGGGGTGACGGTACTCCCGGTCGTGAACCGCGTTCTCAAGGTGCTCGGCGACGGCGTGGCCTTCCTGAGGGAGCACAGCAAGGGCGTGAAGCTGATCCTCGCCGGGCTGGGGGCGGTGCTCGCCGTCACTTACGGCCGGTCGATCATCCAGGCGATCGCGACAACCTCGACTTTCTTCAAGACGCTGAAGGCCGGTCAAGGCGTCATGGCGGCGCTCAATGCGACGATGCTCGCGAATCCCGTCGCGGCGCTCGTGGCAGGCGTCCTCGCGCTCTGCCTTGCCCTCGACGACCTGCTCGCCTTCCTTGACGGCGGGAACTCCCTTCTCGGGAAGTTCCTGAGCTTCATCGGCTTTTCTGATAAGCAGATCGACGCCTTCCGAAAGAGCCTGCTGAACTTCTTGCAAGTGCTCGGCGGCATCCCGGAGAAGATCGTCGGGGCGATCCAGTCCGCTTGGGACGGCGTCAAGGATTTCGGCAAGTGGGTCGGCGGCCTCTTTGACGGCGTCGACTTTTCGGGGGTCGGCAAGGCCCTTTCGGTGGGGATCCTGCTGCCGCTGAAGGTGATCGGGAAAGGCATCGTCGCGGTATTCGACGGCCTGGAGGTCTTCTTTACCGATCTGCCAACGAAGATAGCTAAGGGCATCCCCAAGGCGCTATCTTCGCTTTCCGGGCTTTCTGATGAAGTCGGCGCCGCCTTTATCAGGGCCTTCCACTCGGCCATCGATTGGGCGAAGAAGGCGTTTAAGGCGCTTGTTGGTTTGATCGGCAAGTGGGTCGCGAATGCACTCAATATCGGCGGCAAAGTGAAAGGGGTCGTAAGCGGAGCTGTTGATAGCGTTACGGACGGCGTGAAAAACGCCATGGGCGGTATCGCGGACATTTTAGGCTTCGACGCAAAAGGAAAGCCGAAAGAGGCATCAGCTCCGGCGC